ACAAACCCCAAACCATTGCCGAGTTCATCGGCCACAATGACCCAAACAATCCGCTCTTCTATCTTGACGAGTGGGAAAGTGATAGCCCCCAATGTCTGCTTTTCAGTGGCAACCCCGGCCTCGGTAAAACGACAGCCGCTTATCTCATTGCGAACGAATTACAACTTGAACTTGTTGAGTTGAATGCCTCCGATGAAAGAGGCATTGATGCTGTTCGCAACAAGATAAAACAGATAGTGTATAGCACCTCGCCTTGGAATCAAACGCTGGTTCTGTTAGATGAGTTTGAAGGAATGACCAAACCTGCTCAAGAAGCCTTGAAGCGCATGATGGAGAAAAGCAACTGCTGGTGGATTCTTACCTGCAATGATTTGTCTTCTGTTATACCTGCTATCAAATCACGCTGTGTGCAATTTCACTTCAAGCCTTACAGCGTAAAACAAATACGCGCGTATCTTGAAACCTTAGTTTCAGCGCATGGTGTAATTGCAACGGATAGCCCCGAAGTGTTGCATTCATATTTTGGTGGCGACCTTCGCGCTATTGGTAATCACATACTAAGTGGTACGAAACTTACTAAATATCAAACAGATTTTGATTCATTGACTCTTGACATCGCCGCTGGTGATTGGGAGTCAACACACAAAGCCATGCTTGACATGGTTCGCAACGGAGTATCATTACACATGGTGATGCTTGAGATTCATAAACATGTGAAAACCGTTGGAATTTCAACGGAACAATTATATGCCTTCTTCGCTGTGTGGGGTAATTTCGTGTTAAGAATGCACGCGTGGCCCCTATCAAATGAGTCTTTCGTGGACTACTTTGTGGCTACCCTGCACACCGAAGACAAAAAAAATATGGAGGAATAAAATATGCCAAACCTAAACGAAAACGATGAAAATAAGAATGAACAAACAAACGCGGGTCTTCACACCGAAGTGGAAGAACGCCTAAAGTGGTGGGCTGAAAAGCACAGTAAGACACTTGATGATGCGACGGGTGAGTTTTACACTTACTTGAAAACAGAACTTGGTGTTTCTAACGCTAATGATGAAGACGACGACTTCTTGATTGATGCCGCAGAAACCTTTGTTGTTGAACGAAGAGTAATGTCGGGAACATCACAAGCGAATGCCGTTGAACTTGCCGGATACTTTGTCGGTGTTGACCCTAAAGTAAGAGATGGACAAGAAAGAAAGCGCGCCCCTGCTGTATCAGCCGCCATGGAAGACCTTGATAATGCAATACAACAAGGACTTGTAGCACGCGCTTATACACAAGATGGTGTATGGTATCTTGAAAAGAAAGACGGTGCAGTAAAAACTGATGAACCAGCAGACTCAAAGCCTTGGTTCTTGTTTGAAGAAAATGGATTGTCTATTGCTATCTTACAGAACAACCCTCAATGGAGTCGCTTCGGTGAACCAATCACACCTTACAGATGGCAACGCACATATTACTACCTTGGTAATGAGAAGACTAATTTCTTGAACGACCAAAGATTACTGCGTATTACTGCGACATCAAGCAACCCCGATGAATGGTTCATTCCACAAATGTTTGCTGAATGCATATTGAAAGTGCGCGCTCAATCCGAAAATGTTAAGCCCGAATGGGCTGATACATACAACAGTTTCGCATTACCCGGTGCAATCACTTTCGGTAATGACTTTGTTGAAGAGCATGTTCGTAGTGCAATCAAACCTTCTAAGTTAATACCGGAACTAAACTCATACATCAGCGACTTGTCATCACTTACTGAAGTTTTTGAAACGCGCCAAGAAATAGTTCCCGGCTACAATCCAGTCGGACCTCTAATCTTTGTTCGTGCTAAGATAAGTGATATGAGAAAAGAAGCGCGTCAGTCGGAATGGGACCCAATAGGTCATGACTACTCAATGAGTCTAACTTCCTTTGACCTCGCAAGAACATTCAATGGTGGCCTTCGCCAAAACCTACCGTGTTATATCCACGGACTACTCGGTGATAAAGGACACCCATTTGATTATGCAACAGAAGAAGGTTGGAAACCATACGCTGTAAAGTCAACCGTTATTGTCTTTGGACGATTAGCGGTGCGCGCCACAGACGATGGGCCAACACCTTCTATCAAGACATTCGGTGTATTCGCTGTTCCAAGACTTGCTATCCCAGCAGGTGAAGGTGGCGAAACATCAACAAGCCAATACGGAGAGTAATATATATGCCAAACCTAAATGATTTAAAGAAAGAAGCCAAGAAAGAAGAACAAGCATTTGACCCAGCAACAGGACAGACTGTTCCAGTTGTCTTAGTTGAAGAGAAAACAAGTCAGCGTGTCAAACCAATAGCCCAATCAGTATGGGATGAGATAGTTAGCGCAGGTAAAAATGTGCCTAACAACATGATTCTATGCGGTCTTGTCGGACCGGAAGGAGTTGGTAAGACAGGTATTGTTCTTGACAGCATGACTGATGAAGAAAAGAAGCGCGGAGATGTAATCTTTGTTCTTGACTTTGACGGTGGAGGACAAACAACTCGCGTAACACATCACAAAGAACACGCTAACAATATCCGTTGTCTTAATCCAAATGTGATGTTTGAAACATTTGATGAAGATGGGGAGATTCGTGAAGCCATTGACTACCCAGCGACACACAGGAGAGTTATGAAGATTGGACAAACACTTGTTGATTGGGCCGCTAACCCCGGTGACAAACCACGACTACATTCAGTCTTGTTCACAGCAATTGACTTGTGGGATGAAGTTGCAAAGAACTGTATGTTCATTGAAGACTTAGGAACTGCACCCGATGGTATCGGTGCTAAGGTCAAACCGCATGAGCAAGTTGGACTAAGATTCAATTGGCAAATACGAACTACTCGTTTTCATCAATTAACAACTATCGCAAGAACCTTAATGTCGCTTGGAGTTCGCGTCTATTTTGAAACACACTTCAAAGATTTACAAGATAAATCCGGCACAGTCATTGGTAAGAAGGCGGCATGGGAAAAGCATACTGCTAACTATCTAAACCAAATTCTTTACTTCCACAAAAAGAAAGTGCGCGGAGAAGATAATAAACCAACAGGAGAAACACGCTATGAGGTTGAGTTTGTCAAATGTAAGACAAGTGCTGAACTTCTTGACCAACGAAGAACAATCATGGTGACAAAGCAGAATGCCTCTCCCGAATGGTTCGGACTACCGGAACTAAGAGAGGGCGGACTATGACTGATTGGAAGCGAACAGGTAAACCAGCGCATAACAACGCAAATGAGCGTAGCGCGGAAGACGAATACGAATGGGAAGCAGACCCCTCTTGTCAAAAATGTGGGGGTAATGGTGAAGTTTGGTATGTCGGAAGCGTTTATTCAAGTGATGGAGAAAGAGAACCCGAATGGACTAATGAGCCTTGCGACTGTATAATTCAAAGGTGGGTTATGAAACCCGACGCTCGCTGTCGTCAATGCAATGGAACAGGTGCGGTTCAAGAGAGATTGATACACCCCGATACTAAAGAAGAGTATATCAAGTTCCACGATTGCGTTTGCTTACGCTTTGTAAAGGAGATGATAAATGATGAATAAAATAATACACATACAAGGAAAAAATAAACCAAGACTATGCGGTGCTAAAGGAAGTTATGAACCCGTTGGGTCGAGTGACATATTGCCTATCTGTAAAGAATGCGCGGCTATCTATCTTATTGAAACAGGAGAAGTGGTTGAATGAGTTTTGTTCAAGCCACTTTTAACAACGCGGCTTTATGGGCTTTCATAACAGGCTTCGGTGAGGGTGTCAATGACCTTCGCTGTCAAGTTGCTGATATGAGATTAAAAGGTTCTGTTGATACTACTACGCACTACTTCACTAAGAGCATCAATGTATTGATGGAGGAATACAAAGCAGGTGTTGTCAACATTCCCGATGTTCACAAAGTCGGTGCGTTTCTCAAATCTTGTAAAGAGGACGACACTACTCTTCGCTATGTTGGTAATACACTGACATTAAAGAACGGTAATGATGAATTCAGCACACCATCACACGACCACATCATGTCTTACACAACAGTTGGAAGAGCCGAGCAAGCAATTTCAGCGGCTAAAAAAAACTCTTGGAAGAAACTTGGCCGCGCGGATTTAGAATGTCATGGTAATTTTAGCACAGAAGATATACAAGGATTGTCTTCTATGACCAAGGTTGTTGGTAAAGACGCTCCGGTTAAGGTTCGCCTTGCTGATAACGAAATGACAATTACTGCGGGTAATCAAAGAGGTGCTAAGATGAGCCGACAAATCAATGTTGATGTCAACGCACAAGGACAGGAATGCGAAACGGTCTTCGGTTCTCACTTCCCTAAACTATTGAACCTTATGTCAAGCGGAACTATTCTGTTCCACATGGGGAATAAAAGCGCGCTTGTCTTAGACCATTCGGAGATTGAGCAAACGCTTGTTCTCAAACATCAAGAGGGGGTGGATAAATGATTGCTGATGCTATCTATCACGACGACACACCACCTACTCTATACCTAAGATGGCGTAATGATAAAGGAGAACTGCAAGAAGAAACAGTTGATGATTACAGACCTCACATGTATGTTCCTATTGCTACACCGGAGTTTAGACTAACGCAACTTAAGACATCATTCCCCGGAACTACTATACTCAAAGACAAAACATACGAGGGTCTTGATGGTGCAAGTTTATGGCGAGTTGAAAACGATAACCCATACAATATACATGCTATGCGAAATATGTTCAGTAAAACATACGAGGCAGACATGAGATATGTTGACCAATACTTAGTTGAGAATGTATCAGTTATGCCTAACTGGAAGCCGCGCAAGTGGTGGTATGATATTGAATGTAATACAGGTGATGATAACTTCACTACTGTTATTGCTGTCATTGACTCCGACCTTGACACACCCGTTGTCTTTGCATGGACTGATGAGAGAACCAATTGTTCTTATCCAAATACAGGAAGATGGAATGAAATACATCAAAGAGAAGTGCGCGGAGAGAAATATGAACTACATCTTTGTTTCAGCGAGAAGCAACTGTATGAGAACTTCATTGACTTTTTACATGAACGCAACCCCGACATGATGATTGCTCATGCGGGAACTTTCTTTGACATACCTCACATGATAGAACGCCTCGACAAGATTTACGGTCATGGTGGCGCGTCTAAGTTAAGCCCCGTTGGTATTATTCGATACCCAAAGAAGGGAGAGCGATACCGATTTGACGACCAACCGATTGCTGGCCGTTGGCAGTTTGATACTGCCGCACCGGAATCAAGCGGAACAGGTTTTGAGCGTGTATGGAAAGACAGTGGTGGCGGTCAACTACCTAACCGTAAGTTGAATACTATCGCTGAAATACTCGGTCTTGGTTCTAAACTGACAGAAGAGATTGACGGTATGACTGTTCACAATGGTTGGTATGAGTATTGGGATGAGTTCGTTGACTACTGTTTACTTGACACGGTTCTGCTTCGTGGGATTGATGAAGCGCGTAATGTAACAGACTTCTTTGTTGAGATGGTTCGCCTTTGTGGTGTATCAATTCAATCAGCAACGAATGTATCAAACTTCATGCGCGGTCTTCTTGGTCGTAAGACAGACTTGATTGCACCTTCTCGTATGAATGTGCAGAAACCCGACCTACAAGGAGCGGAGTTCATTCTAAAGGATAGCGGAATATACGAAGATGTATGCGTTATTGACTACAAAGGGTTGTATCCATCATTAATGACAGGGTTCAATCTTTCTTATGAAACAAAAAGAGATGGACCCGGTGAAGGAATCATTGCTATGGAGAACGGAACTTATTGGGAGCAAACACAGAAAGGCATACTTCCTCAAGTTGTTGACGACCTCTTTGAATATCGTGCGCTATGTAAAAAGCGTATGCGTGAAGCGGAATCTAAAGAAGTAAGAGCCGCTTGGAACACAACTCAAGCCGCAGTAAAGCGTGTCATGGCGAGTCTATATGGGGCAACCGCGAGCATTGGTTTTGGATGGGCTGACCTTGATATAGCCGAAACAATCTTATCCGAAGGAAGACGATGTATTGCTTTACTTGATACAGTTGCGACTAACATGGGATACAATGTGCTTTACGGCTTTACTGATTCAGCATTCATTCAAGTGCCACTTGATGAAGCAGAATCATTAGCCGCGCGTATTACTAATGTTGTTCAAGAAACAACGGGTAATACTAAACTTGTCGCGGAAGTCGAAGCATACATGCCTTACTGGTTGCTTGCTGGTAAAAACCGCTACGCTGGTAAGGTGTCCTATCCTCCCGAAGACGCTGGTAAGATGAAGTCTGCCAACTTCATGAAGGGCAGTAATCTTGCTCCTATCAGTAAGAAAGCAGAAACCGTAGTGCTTGACCTTGTTTGTGATGGTGCAGGTGAAGGTGATGTTAGAGCCGCTGTTCTTGAGTTAGCAATGCCTGTGCGTAATGGTGATATGGATTTAAAAGATGTCACCAAACAAAACCGTATTGGGAATGACCCGGAGAAGTTTGACACTCCGAGTGGTGCATCAAGAGCCGCGCTATATTATAATAAAAACATGGCTAAGGGTGACCCGTTTGTTTCGGGTGACTCCGTTCAATGGATACAAGTTTCAGCAGTTCCAAATGGTTTGCCACCGACAGATATTGTCGCGTATCGTGAACCTGCTGAACTTGAAGGATTTGAACTAAACTCAAAAGCCATACTAAAGAAACTTATTGAGAAGAAAATCTCCGGTATTTTCAATGTCTTGGGTTGGGACATTGATGCCGCAATTGGAACCCCCCGACCCGCAACATATTGGTGATACAATGATAAACGAAAACGAAAAAATAAAACAATTAGAAGCCCGAATAAAAGAACTTGAAACAAAGTGTGAGGAACTTGAGAGTGAACTTGAACAGTTAGATGATGACATTGCTTGGAACCATCTTACTTCACGCGCGATTTGTGAACTGCAAGAATACTTGCGTGACAAAGACCCATCTTTCTTTTGCATAAATAAAATCAACGCGCCGACGATGGTGGGTATGCAATGAATCAAAAGTGCATAAGGTGTGGTTCTATCATAAGAAAAGACAGAACCCCTCCATGCAAATGTGGTAAAGCAATTACGAAAGGAAGAATAACAAGAACATTACAAGGTGATTAAATGAAAGCAACAATAGAATATTTTGAAACAGGAACTAAAACAATTAAGTATGCAGATGGTCAGTTATTTTTTGGTGACGCTATGCTCTCCGATTATATCGGAGTAAAGCGAGCAAGTGATTACTTACTAATCCCATCAGCAACGGTGATAACTATACAAACAAATGAATTAGATGAAGAGTTATTTATGGCTGATACTGATTCTATCAAGCGTTCTAAGTTAGCCGCCATCAAAAGAATGGATAATGATTTAAGAATGATTGATGGTGACGGGAGGCCGTTCCATGGATAACTACCCACCCGGAATGTGTTGGGAAGCATTAGACGACCACCTTGACCCCGTATTGGAATGCTGTGAGCAAAGAGCATCGGACTGTGAATGTGAGGAAGAAGAATGACTGTTGAATATTGCTTTGATTGTGGGAACAGGATAAAGAGGTATCACAACAAAAAGTGGAACAAGAAACCTCATGAGGCGAAACACTTAGACGATGTATGCGAATGCGAAGTGCCTTTGACTCAACACTCTTCTCATGCAACAGCGTTGATGGCTCAAATGAAGGGGCGTGATTTTAGATGACCGTTAAGATTTATGACGATGGTTCAAGTTATGCTTGGACTCCCGAAATGGGAAAGAATGGAATTATCATTCGGATGAGTAAGTCAACCGCTGGTTCGCTTGGTTGGTGCGCGCAACAAATGTGGCTTCAACAGAATTACCCAAGACCGCAAGAATTGGTTAAGCACCTTGTATTAGGTGATGATGTCCACAATGGTCTTGACTTATTCTATCAAGCGATAGAGGGTTCGGGAGCATTTCATAAAATGGTTGAGTCGGGTGCGGATATGACAGCATACCTCAAAAAATATATCCCGAATGAGAAAACCATTAGGTCAAACAGACGCAAAGAGAATAAGGAATTTCCATTTTATCATGAAGATTACTACTATAATATGAACTGGTTGATGGAATTTGAAAACGCGCGAATGTCAATGAACCCCGATACTCCACTACCACTTGCTAATGAAGTGCGACTTGAAGTTAAGATTGATGTTGATATTGAAGGCTACGGAACTATACCCGTTCAGTTTGTTGGTATCATTGACCGAGTGTTTGAGGCTACTGATGGGGGTCTTCTTCTGTTTGAGTTGAAGACGGGTAAATGGAAGCCCAACAAGACTACTGAAATGAGAAAAGAAATGGCTTATTATAAATTCTTGATTGATAACGCAGACTCCGAATACTTGAAGGAGCGCGGAATAGACCGACCCGTTACGCATTGGGGTTGGAGGTTTTCCGCCGCTGACTTTTGGATGAGTGAAAAAGTGAAGGCTGTTAGTGAGAAGGCGATGATGAAGCGTGTCAAAGATTTGATAAAGATGTATCTTGACGAACACTTCCCCCCGACGAAGCAAGATTTCAAATGTGCTTATTGTTCATTGATTGAACTTTGTCCAAAATATGCAATACAGGTGAGCGAATGAAGGTGTGTGAATTATGTGGTAGTGAGAAAGTTAATGGTATTCGCTATGCGAAGCGTGTTGCTTGTTTTAGATGTATTGACAAAGTGCTTGAGTTTGCTATTACTGCGGGAATGAGGTTTGAAGATGAATCCGCTTCACTTTGATTTCCCGAAAGAAGTGGGTCTGTTTCGTAAAATCATTAACGACAAGAATGAGTTTGAAAGGTATTGGTCTGCATTACAAAATTCACAATGCGCGTATATGTCTGTTTATGGTTTCCGAGCAGTGAAACCAAACGGTCGTCGCGCTGAATACAACACAGCAATCATCAAGCATTTTGTTCTTGACTTTGATAAGAAGTATCGTAAAGGCAGTAACATGATTGAAGTTGAAGGTGACGAGGTTGTTCAACAAGTTCGCCGTCTTCATCAGTTCTTGATGAATGAACAAATCAATCACGGTGTATGGTTTAGTGGCAATGGTTTTCACATTTGGACATCACTCGATAAGACCCACCTACCATCAAGCGGAACACAGGTGTCACACATCAAGGCCGCGGGTAAGAAGGTCATTAACAAGTGGAAGAAAGATATGGAGTTGTATTGCATGGACCCAACAGTGCCATTTGATACTGCGCGTATGATACGAGTTCCTAACTCTTACAATGCCAAGCAACATGTCTTACGGTGGAGTATCCCGCTAACGAGTGAGCAATTACTTACTATGTCTTGGGATGAGATTTGCGAGAAAGCAGAAACCCCACTTAACACTGCGCACTTCTATGGTCATAAGGGAGTCAACCTCCCTATTAGTGAAGTTCGCAAAAGCCAATTCAAAGTTACAGGTGAACCAGTGAAGTTTGATACTGTTAAGATGGGTAGCATCAAGATTCTTCCATGTCTTATGGAATCGGCATGTCAAGTTGGTAGCAATCCACCACATATTAGCCGCGCAAGTTTAGCAATATATCTTGCTTCAAGACTACGCAACTTCCTTCCTGTTCAGCGAACTACTGTTCAAATGCGTGAAGCGCATGTTATAACTCTTCACGACTTTATCAAAACTCTCCAATGGGCTGATTACGACCCCGGAACTACGGAGTATCAGTTGAGGTCTATTGTTGAAGGTGGATACATGGAGAGATGTGAGAGTCTAATTGGTAAAGGATTGTGTGTAGGTCGCTGTCAATTATGGGACGGAACTGGTGAACATGAGGTGATTGAATGATTGTTGAAATTAAACTTAACGAAGAAGATATGATGTGGTGTTTAAAACACGCAAAGAAAACTTATCAATATCGTGAGAGTATTCGGACTCAATTTGGTGCGGGAGAATATACTCATAACACAATCAACGGTGCATTAATAGGTATCAAATGTGAACTGGCTTCCTCTATTTTTCTTAAACCACATTTTGAAATCAAAGATTATTACGATTCTTGTCCTACGGTTGATACGGGTGATTTTATAATAAATGGATATTCCATAGAAATTAAAGGATTGAAAGACCGTGATTGGAATAAATACAAACGACAAATTCCACCTATACAATTAAAGAAGTATATTTCTAAAAATGCAATTATTATATGGGCTACTACCGAAAACCATAAACTGCCTCGCAATAAAGTTTTTTTGCGCGGTTGGAATTATGCTCATGAAGTAAAAGAAAAAGGGCAATTTGTCAAAACTATATGTGATAATATATGGTTAAAAGATGATGAAGATATGCATGAGATGAATGGGCTTATTTGGGTCTTAAGAAATGAAAAGGTGATTGAATGAAAAGAAAATATGAATATAAAACAGTAAATGGGATACTAAAAGGAATAACGATAACATCAACAGAACATGTCAAAAGTGATAATTGGGATAAAGAATGGTTAGATGCAATATACATTGAACTACTATTGAATATTGATGAGCAATGGAAGACTGCTCGGCAACTACTAAAATATATGCGACCGGAATTGAGAGTTATAATGACGACAGCACAGATTAGACAGTTCTTAACTTACTTGAAAAGAAAAGGTCTTGTTGAGCATCAAAAAATAAACAGAAGACATAGCCAATACAGAAGAACGCAGAAAATACCAAAACACATGGGGAGGAATGGTTGATGAAACCACCTTTGATAATTGACACTAATGAACGCGGTTCTCTCGTATCAGCAATTGAACGCCGCGCTAAATCTCGCTCCCCTCGTATTGACATACTTCGTCAAAACTTGGTGAACGGAGATTACAAGTGTGGTGATTGGCTAATAGAAGCAAAGAGCGTTGATGATTTATTCAACTCAATGAGGAATGGACATCTAATGCGACAACTTGACAACATGGACGCTAATGACGGCAACTATGGATTGGTGATATGGGGAGAAGTCGGTGGGTATGTTCATCGAGCGCGTGAGCGTGGTTCTTCAATAACAGCAAGTCAAGCACTTAAACAAATGACAGGGTTTCTTGGTAGGGTTGTAGCCGACTTCGGTTGCCTCATTTACCGCGCCCCTAACGCAAGTGAAGCGGCGGCTTTCATGGTCGCTTTGCATGAAAAAACATACAAGAAAGCAAGCAGACATGGTGCGCAAGCAGTAAGACGCGTATCCACAAACGATGTCCGCAAAGATATGCTAATCACTATACCCGGTATTGGACCGGAGATGGTTGAGGCAATACTTAACGCATGTGGCTCAATAGAAGAAGTCGCATGTGGTGATTGTTTGAGAGATGTTCCCCGCATGGGTAAGGTCTTGAGAAACAGATTAATTGAAGTTCTTACAAGCGAAGATGAAGTTCGCTTTGAGAGGTGATAGCGTGAATATTTTATATGCTCTCGCGAATAAAACACAATATTATCTTTATTATAATAAGGCGATAAATGATAATATTAGAAATGGTTATAGGCTGACCACCATACCCCAAGAGTCATCCACCCCCCTAATGGAGATGAAAAAATTATGACAGAAAGAATATGGAACCAATATACAGCAGTAAAAGAATACCCAATGTTGAAGGATTACCTTGAGCGATTTAGGACTACCTCATTTTTCAATGAGATGCCCGGCCTCATATCCTTCTTCTATTTGCAAGGACAAGCCCTTGTTGACTATGTGCGAATACCCGTATGGGCTTCGGCACTTGACCCGAGAATACATGTGTTTTGGATACAACCGACGCGTTCGGGTAAATCTATCGCATGGGAGTTCACAGGAGAAGTTGCGGAACTTGCAGGTTTGAATACAGATATGTTCACCAGTGGAACAGACAGCGCGCTTATCGGGTCAATTGACTCGGTTAGCGACGGTAACGGTGGATATGAACTAATACAGAATGAAGGATTACTCGGTGGTAAGAAGTGTTTGAACTTTGATGAAGGTTCAATACTTCTGCAATCAAACCCTAAGCAATTCTTCTCGGAAGTTATCTTGTATTTACAACAAGCAATGAATACAGTCGGTAGTCATTCTAATACATTGACTAAGCACATGAAGAATGGTAAGGTTGAAACAGAATCGCGTGTATCATTTTGGATAACATCATTCCCACCAAGTGGTGTTAAAGAGTATGTTTTAACCAAAGGATTGTTCCAGCGTGTATTATTGTTATACAGACCATGGAGTGATGACATGCGACAGATGGTATCGGAAAGAAGAATGGAAGGTATCTTCAAAGACAAACTAACAGATGTGAAATCACTCGAAGATATAGCACAGCACTTCATTAAGATTAAAGAAAAGACAGAAGCGCGGTTGCTAAGTCTTGCTAACATGACTCACCAAGAGTGGGAAGCGTTAGCCCCGTCCAGTAAAGAAGAAGTTGCGCGTGGTTGTATGCATGAGATGTTCACTATTGACAACTCTCTTCACCCTCAATTGATGGCTTCCGTTGATGAATACTACACACTTGTTCGTGGTATGGACAAGCATCTATCCGATGTTGTCTGCTCGTTCATTCCGAATGTTCTAAACTACACAATCATATTTGCTGTTCATCTTGCTTTGATGAGAGTCGAGCGTGATAACATACCAGCCGATGGTGATTGGAAAGTCACAGGTGATGATGTTGAGATGGCGACTGAAATCCTCTATGATATATACGAGCAACTTGTCCTATGGCTTGAGTCCGAAGTTGAAGTTGGAGCGAAAGCGGCTGAAAAGATTGCGCGCAAAGATGAATGGTTGAATGCAATGAAGCCGTGTAAGACTGTTGAGATTGAAGGTAAGGGCGAAGGTTGGGTTCTAAAGAATGATTTGTTTGATAGATACGCTAACCAACTTGGTAAGACTAAACCGACTGTGTATAAGAGATTCAAAGATGTTGAAAAGTTGTTCCAAACACACAAGGTTGGAACTGCGGCTTATGTTAAAATCAAGGAGGAATAAATATGGCAGATGAAAGTTTAGACCCATATAGTGAAACAACAGAACATTACAAAGAGTTGCTCCGTGAAATACTTGACACCCTTGAAGGTGGAGATGTAGCACTTGATTTTG